AAGAAACTGACCTGGGACAAGGTGCCCACCAACCTGCTGGCCTTTATCGTGGCCATGGCCGTGACCCTGCTGGCGTTTTTCGCCGTGTGCCGGATCATGGCCGTCCCCATTGTCTGGTACATGGTGGCCGCCGCCATCTGCCTGGGCTTTTTCGTGGCCTTTGCGGCCATGTTTGGGTGGGATAAATTCCGGCAAATGCTGGAGCAGATCACCCGCCTGGAGAGCCGGGGGAAATAGATATGGAGGGTAGCAAGGAAGAAAGAATAAGACCCATTACAAATATCAGCGTTAAACGGGCAGTATATGAAACCACTATGCGGGAGTTTTACCGCAGGATAGAGGCGGAGCGGAAAGACCGGATCGAAAGGACCGGGGATCCATCTTATACGGAATTTGAGGCCCTGCTGCCCTGGCTGGTAAGTTTTCTGTTGCCAGAAAAAAAGTGCCGGGCCGTAATGGAGTACGACCCGGCGGCAGATAGGATTAAGTTCTTCCAAGAGGATGATCCGGCTGGACAATAATGCGGCAGTTTTGGGGGAGTTTCGCGTAATCTTCAAAATATTCATTCGCTAACAGGAAGAACTCAATAACGGAAATATCTTTATTGCAAGATACTCCCGTCCAGGAAACCGGGTCAAACGTATCATATAGCGACACTCTGGTTTCCATAGGAACATTTTCAAGATACAATGTGTACTTGATCAGACCGCCCATTTTATCACCCCCTTTCCCGCCAAAATTCTACCACATGGCAGAGGTAGGGGCAACAGCGAGGCCCCCGGCACCGTGCCGGGGGTCCTTTGTCATGCTGTGCGGCTGGCCCGGAACGTGGGGGCCATGCTGTACCTGTCCGGCTGGATCCATTCGCCATCCTGGTCAACGTGGATCATGGAGCGGCGGGACCGGCCCAGGTAGTTATAAGAAACGGTTTTCGCTGTGCGCCCGGTGATAAGAATGGTAAAAATGCAATTATAATCACCAATGCTGCGGGTTTTGTATTCCTTGCCAACTTCAAACTGTGCCATTTTCGTTTGCCCCCTTGTTTTTTTCGCCTTACTTTGTTATTATGGGGGCGGGCCGGTGTAAGGCTACCGGCCTGCCCTTGTGGCGGATAGCGGCTTACCTTTGACCGGGGGAGCCGCTATCCTTTTTTATTCGCCCATGATCCGCTTGACGCTTTCGCGGAGTTCTTCGAGCGTTTCGCATTTAGCGATAAGTTCCAGAACCGCACGGAGCAGGGCCATTGTGGTGTTCATTTCGTCCATGTCCTCACTTCCTTTCGTAAAGGGCTGTACCCTTGCCTTACAATAAGAATTATACTACATGATTGCATGAATATCTATTGACAGAATACACAAACATGATTGCATGAACTTTGTGTAAAATGTTCATGGTTTCATGTATGGAAATGTGGTATAGTAATGGCGAGGTGATAAACATGGCAACAAAAGCGCATTTAGAGGGGAACAAGCGGTATCTTGAAAAACTGGACCATTACACCATCCGCTTTCCAGGGGGGGCAAAAGAAAAAATAATGCAACACGCAAAGGAGAGCGGAAAGAGCCTAAACGCCTATATAATCGGGCTGATCGAGGCGGACATGGGCAAACTGTCCGAGGAGTAAAGAAAAGGGGCCGGGACACTTTCGGCCCAGCCTCCAGAGCCGAAACAACAAAATTTTTGATTGCTGGATATTCCAACGGGCCGGAAAACGGAACCGTGGTAATATTAAGAAAAATTTTGATTATTTCGGCGGCTGGAGGAAACCATGAGGGCATACACATTTCACGGAAAAAGAAATATTTGTGGTGATCGCATAAGACTGGCCCGCCTGGCGAAACGCTTTTCACAGTCTGATCTATGCAGACAGTTACAACTAACAGGGATCCCCATGGAGCGGGACAGCATAAGCAGGATTGAGAGCGGCAGCAGGTATGTGGCAGATTATGAAGTTACCACAATAGCGGATATTCTGGACGTTTCCGTGTTGTGGCTGCTGGGGAGAGAGTGAAACCGGCGTGGTATTGCACCGCGCCGGTTTTGTCATGCCAAAAGGAGGCTGCTATGAATTACAAGGGCTATCATCATATCCAGTGGGAGCAACGCCTGAAAATAGAGGGTGCCCTGCGGACAGGGGCGAAACCGGCGGCGATTGCAAAAGAAATAGGCGTCTGTAAAAAAACGATCTATAATGAAATAGCGCGGGGAATGTGCGTACAGCAAACCAGTGAATACGAATTTGTGGAAAGATACTGCGCGGACGTGGCGGAGCGGAAATACCAGGAGAATTTGAGGGCAAAGGGGCCGGACATTAAGCTGGGCAAAGACTTTGCCTTTGTAGAGTACATTGAGGACCAGATCATAAATAAAAAGCGGTCCCCAGGCGCTGCCCTGGCACAGATCCAGATTGACGGGAAAAAGTTTGATACAGAAATCTGCGAAACCACCCTTTACAACTGGATTTATCGCGGGGACATTTTCCTGAACTTGACCGAGGCGGATCTGCTGTATAAAGGGGAGCGGCGGAACGAGGGGCGGAAAGCGGGCGACAATAACCGGGCCAGACCGGCCAAGGGGGACACCATCGAACAGCGCCCGGAGGAGATCAACAGCCGGGAAACTTTCGGAAACTGGGAAATGGACAGCGTTATGGGGTGCAAGGGCAGCAAGGCGGCGCTGGTGGTGCTGACCGAGCGGCTGACCCGTTACCCCGTGATCGTCCGGGTGCCTGATCATACCATGGAAAGCGTGGTCCGGGCGCTGGACCGCATGGAGCGCCGCATGGGGGCAAAGTTCCGGGAGGTTTTCCGGTCTATCACGGTAGATAATGGGTGCGAGTTCCAGGACTGCGAGGGGATGGAGCGATCCAAGCGGGCCAGGAAACCGCGCACAAAGATTTTTTATTGTCACCCATATTCTGCCTATGAGCGGGGCAGCAACGAAAACATGAACCGGATCATAAGACGGTTTTTTCCAAAGGGGACCAACTTTGACAATGTGAGCGCGGCGGAGGTTGCGGAGGTGGAGGAGTGGCTGGCCAACTATCCGCGCCGGATCCTGGAGTGGAAAACGCCGCAAATGCTTTATGACGAATACATGACCGTGGCGGCCTGACCAGCTGAACACGGGAAAACGACCAGGCCGGAACCGCCCAGGGACGCCGGCCAATTCTTTGCGCCATTTTTGCACCGCCAGCGCCGTGGAGGCGCGGAAAATGGGGATCCCACCTGGAGCGGGACCCCCGTTTTTAGGGCCATTAAAAACTTTTTATAATTTTTTGTAATTTAGTCTTGACATTTGGCGCGGCAGGCGTTAATATTAGGTTACACAAGGTCAAGCGACCGAGTGTAACCTAATTTTTTTATACATCACACCGCCGAAAAGTGCGAGGAGGGCCTGAAAAATGACAGTTACCAGCATTAGAGACGCCTGGGCAGAGGTGCAAAAGATTTTCCCCACCCGTTATGAGCATGACGCCAACCGCAGCGAGCGGGCGGGCTACCCCATTTATTACAGCACCGCCAGCGACGTGAACGCCTGGATCAGCGACCTGGGCAACCGCCTGGAGGTCAACCTGCCGGACGGCAAGAGCGTTGACATCTGGATCCAGTCCCCGGTGGAGGCCACCGCCACCAGCAACAGCACCGAGGGCACCGAGGACACCGGGAGCGCAACCAGAGAGGAGCGGCGCGAGACGGCAAAGCGGATCCAGCGCCTTGCGTATTTCTACACCGTGGAATATGTCGGTCAGTTGGACAACAAAAAGCGCGAGGACGCCGCCGTGAAAGAAATGCAGGCCGCCGAAACAGAGGGCGGGGAAATCAAGTGCATGGTGCTGACCGCAGAAAACAACGCCCGCGTTGCGATGGGCAGCATTACGGACTGTATCGCGGCGGTGAATATCCTGGTGAACATGGAGGAGGACGTGGACGACTGGATGATCGCCGGGATCAACGCCATGCTGGACAAGGTGCGGGTGAGCCAGGGGATCCCGTTTGATCTTTCTACCGCCATCTGCGGAGTGCTGGGTGCGCAGTACCGATAAACCCAAAGCCCGCCCCGGAGGTTACGAGGGCAAGAAAGGGGAACGCATGAAACGCGGTATTGAAATGTCGTGGGCATATGACTACAAGGGCCGCCTGGCCCTGCGGATCGAAAAGAAACGCGGCAAGCTGACGCTGGCGGAGATCCAGGACCTGATCATGTATGAGGAGCGCCAGCGGTATTGTGGCCACTATGCCATTATTCTGAACTGCAGCGAGGCCGCCATGGGCGGCGACGACCTGTATCTGGAGGACGGCCAGAAAGGCGACACTGTGGCCCTGTACCAGATCGAGGAGGGGGAAACCTGCCCGGTGTGCGCCGAGAAGTCACCGCCGTTTGAGTATTGCCCCAGCTGTGGGGCGGCCTGGAAAGACATGGACCAGAACGTGGAAAAGCTGATCGCCGCCATGAGGGCGGAGGCGGAACGCGCTATCCGGTCCGACAATGACAACCAGACGCGGGAGGGCAGGCTGGCGTGGTATTGGTCCTATATTGGGGCGCTGGATATGGCCCAGCAGCTGGGCATGATCACGGACAAGCGCCGCCAGGAACTTTATAAGGAAGTCGAGGACCTGAAAAACCTGGCAAATGGAAAGGGGTGAAAATATGGCTGACTATGCTTTTCGGACCCTGGAGGACCGCCAGAAAATTGAAAAGCTGTGGGAGGATGGGCGGACGCCTAAAGAAATTTCCGAAACCACGGGCGTGTCTGTCCATGTGGTTTATAAGGAAATGACCAGGGGGCAGGACGGGACCCGCCTGCCGGACCAGCGCCTGCGGTATAGCGCGGAACTGGCCCAGAGCCGGGTGCAGGCGTCGCTGGAGCGCCGGGGCAAGCGGACCGGGCAGCCCACAAACAGCGGCAAGACGGCGGGAGCCGCCGGGAGATAGGAGGACACCATGGCGAAACAAAAGGAAATCAAGTTCCGGGATCGCGGCGGTTTCCTGGAGGGGCGGCGGGGAAATCTGGTCTTTACCCTTTATGGTGACGCCAGAGAGGCGGACCCGGAGAAAATGACCTATTCCGTTGTAGTCCGGCACAGAGATATTGAAAGCCTGGGCATGAGTACGGCGGGGCACCTCCATTTCAAACTGGACGGCGCCAAAGAGTTCTGCCAGAAGATCGCAACCGGGGAGATTGACCCGGAGGCCCTGCTGGTGGAGTTTGCGGCGGAGGACATGGCCAGGGAGCAGGCCGCCATCCGGGAAGTGACCGAGCGGGCCAAGCAGTTCCACGCCATGCTGGACGCCAAGGGGCTGAAATACCGGGACCTGCTGGAATTGGAGGTCCTGGCGCACAGCCTGGGCGACATGGGCCACAATATCCTGCTGGGGTATGAGCGCGGGGAGGGCTGGCCAAGTGGGACCTGAAAACAGCGGCGGCCCTGTGGCGGCCTATCTTGACGGCCAGCCCGTGGAGATCGGCCAGACCCTGCCGGAGATCACGCCGGACTATTCGGCGGGCGGGGTTTCGGCGGCGGACGCAGCGGAGGCCATGGCCACCGTGTCAAAGGCATGGGCGGACGTGTCCGTAACCATGGAGGTGGCGGCGGAGGGCCTGCGGGCTTTTATGTACTCCCTGGAGTTAGGTATGGCCGTACACCTGGCGCGGATATTTGAGCCGGACCTGGCCCGCCGGTATATCCACACAAAGAAAAAGCGGACCCGCAAGAAATACGAAAAGCGGATCATGGCCTGGTTTCGGGAGGTGCTGGGGTAAATGTTCAGACTGAAAGCAAACAAAACCAGCCTTTACAAGCTGGTAGGCACCTATGAGGCCCTGCCGCCAATGCGACGGGTGACAATCACCAAAGCGCCCCGGACGCCGGACTGGTGGCTGGAGTGGGCGGACGGCGGCGGCCTGTGGTGCAAGGCGTTTTTCTCCACCTGCATGGGAAAGCCCATGCTGTCCATTGAAAAAAAGGAGTTCGGCGGGCCGCAGGTTTCCCGCGTGGTCCACGACCTGGACACCAAGGACCTGCTGGAGCGGGGCATGGTGGAGGAGTTCACCACGGCGGCGGAGCGCCGCCGGGCGGAGAGGAGGGCGGCCTGTGGCACGGTGTAAATTTTGCGGACAGGAAATTGACTGGATCACCAGCCTGGAGGGCAAGCAGGTCCCTGTGGACCCGGATCCCGTTTTCGTGATCGAGGACGACGGCCCGGAGGCGTTCCTGGACGATATGGGCGCAACCATCACCGGGCGCCAGGCCGGGCCGGAGGAGGAGCGCCGGGACCTCCCCGTGGCCTTTGTGCCCCACCGGCGGACCTGCCCGTGGGCGGACAAGCCAACCCAGCGCCGGGTGGAAAGGGGTGGCAGCTATGGCGGACTTGCTCCAGCTACCTGATCGGCGGTACAGCGTGATCTATGCGGATCCGCCGTGGTCATATCGCCAGTGTGGCGCAACGGACAAGAGCAGGGGCAACGCGGTGAAACATTACCAGACCATGACCACCGCCGAGATCTGCGCCATGCCGGTCCCCTCCATCTGCGCGGAGGGTGCGGCCTGTTTTATGTGGGCCACGTTCCCAAATATCGCGGAGGCCATCAAGGTCATGGAGGCGTGGGGGTTTCGCTATGTCACCGCCGCTTTTGTATGGGTCAAAAAGAACCGCAGGAACGGCGGGAATTTTTGGGGCATGGGTGCCTATACCCGCGCCAATGCGGAGGTGTGCCTGCTGGGGATTGCTCCAGGCTTTAAGGCAAAGGAGCGGATCCAAAGTCACCGGGTACACCAGATCATAGAGGCCCCTTTTCAGGGGCACAGCAAAAAGCCGGACGAAACGCGGCAGCGGATCGTGGACCTGCTGGGCGACGTGCCCCGCATTGAACTATTTGCCCGCCAGCGGGCGGACGGCTGGGACGCCTGGGGAAACGAGGCACCGGAGGAATAGGAAAAATGGCGGAGATCATCAACCTGGACGACTACCGGCCAGACTGCCGGAATTGCCTATACCACACGGACCGGGGCGGCGGTGCGTGTACCTATCCGGGCGGATGGGAGTGGGACACGCAGTACAACAGGTGCGCCACGTTTCGCTGGAGAAATGGCCGCCCAGGAAAGAAAGGAGATCAACATGGAACAGATAGCAAGGGACCCACGGGCGGATTTTCTGGCGGTGTATAGAAACACCATAGGCCGGAACGGAAAGGACGCCCTGGAGTATTGGCTGGAGAATGAAACGGACTTTTTCACGGCCCCGGCCTCCACCAATAAGCACCTGGCACAGCCGGGCGGCCTGGTGATCCATAGCCTGAACGTGTGGCGCCGCCTGCGGGAAATCACCGTCCGGGACCTGACGGACCGGGACGCGCCGGGGGTGCGCCATCTTTCGGAGGCGGAGGAGGAAACCGTGGCGCTCCTGGGCCTGCTGCATGACGTGTGCAAGGCGGACGTATACCACCAGACGGACCCATTCAAGGCAGCAATGGAGGGAAAACTGGCCACCATGGCCCCGTATGAGTTCCGGGACACTTTCCCGCTGGGCCACGGGGAGAAAAGCCTGTTTCTGATCACCCGCCACATGGCGCTGACCGAGGAGGAGGCCCTGGCCATCCGGTGGCACATGGGGGCCTATGACGACGCGGTGAAAGGCGGATCCCGCTCCATGACCGAGGCCATGAACATGACCCCGTGGGTGTGGCGTCTGCAGGAGGCGGATATGTGCGCCGCCTGGATCGACGAAAGGAGCGCGGCGGAGTGAAAAAACTGCTGTGTAAGCCCTGCGCCGTGGCCCTGGCGGACCGGGGCAAGACCGTGAAACCTGCCGCCATGCGGTGCGAGAAAATCACCTGTGCGGAGTGTGGCCGCCGCCGGTTTGGGTTCCTGTATGACGTGACCGGCTGGACCACCCGCAGGAAAAAGGAGGACAAGACCAAATGAAAGGGAAACACGCTGAAATTGTGAACCATCTGGAGGAGATCCAGCGGGCGGTCCCGGTGATCGCGCTGGCGCTGGCCGTTGTGGCGCTGATCGTGGCCGCTGTGGCCATGGACACCAGCAAGGCGGCCCAGGAGGCAGCGAAAGCGGAGCGGCCCGCCGTGATCTTTACCGTGGCGCAGGAACCGGAGGCCACCCTGCTGGTGGGCGACGCCTGGGAATTTGCGGCCCTGTACCGGGCAGCGGAGGACCCGGAGGAGAAACAGCGGATTGGGGAGGCGCTGGAGGCCCAGGGCTATTTTTCGGCGGCGGTGCCCCTGCCCTGGGAATACCAGGACTATATGAGGACCTACTGCCACCTGTACGGGTGCCCCTATCCCCTGGCCCTGGCCGTGGCGGACTGGGAAACCCGTGGCCAGTTCAACATGGAGGCCGCGGGACCTGCCGGAGAGGTGGGGATCATGCAATTAAACCCTGGTCCGGGCGGGTCCTACCACGCGGAACTGGAGGTGGCCACCGGCCTGGACCCCACCACCCCGGAGGGAAACATAGCCGGCGGGTGCTATAAGCTGGGGAAATACCTGGCGGAATATGGGGACGTGGCCATGGTGGCCATGGCCTACAACAGAGGACAAGCTGGAGCGCGGGCAGCCTGGGAGGCCGGGATCACCTCCAACGAATACACGGACGCCGTTCTGGAGGCCATGGAACGGTGGGAGTGTGCGGTGAACGCATGGGCCGGGGAATAGACCCGGCGGAACGCGCCCGCACGGTGGCAGCAGCAAAGCGGAGGGCCAGGGAAAGCCGCTGGAACGCACCAGGGCGGGCCAGAGTGGTCCACCCCGTCCACGGCACCGTGGTGGTCCCCCATTCCTCCAACCTGACCGCCATACAAAACGCGGCGGAGGTGTGGCGGTGTGACTGGACAGAGATCACGGACGCCCAGGTGTGGGCGGCGGAGCCGGGGGACGTGCCGGTGAAAATGCCATACATCATATAAAAAGGGGATGAAAAAATGTTGATCAATGAGGCCGGGGTGGTCCGGGCCATCAAGCGGGCCTATAAGGGCGGCGGGTACACTGTGAACGTCCAGGACGGGATCATGTCCATCTATACACAAAACTGGTACATACAGGCCCGCCGGGAGGTCATGCCGCGCAAGGTCCTGGCCGCCATCGTGGAACACGCCGGAATGATACCGGGCGAAAAGGAACCCACCAACATTATGAAAGACATGGAGCCGCAGCTGGTGATCCCGGAAACCGCCGCCGAGGAAATGAACAACTGGCGCGTGGGTGAGCGCGGCGACGACGTGGACCTGGTGCCGGTGATCATGCAGGGGTTTCAGATTTTCCAGGCGGAGGCCGGGGCCTGCTGGGGGATCCGGCTGTCCTACCTGGGAATGGTGGAGCGGGACGCGGCGGAGCATGACGGCGCCATTGTGGTGGATAACTGCCGCCTGCTGTGGGACGACGGCGGGGAGGCCATAGCGGTGGAGGCCGTGCGGAAAGCCAAGTCCGGGTGGGCAAAAGCCTGGGAGCGGGCCGTGTGGGAGGCCCTGGAGGGTGTGGACCTCCACAAAGAGGAGGAATAAACCGTGGAAAGATTGACGCAGCGGGGTTTTAACTTTGATCGTGACTTTGTGGCCTCCCACCTGCAAAGCTGGCCCATAGCGCAGGCCCTGAAAAAACTGCAGGAAATTGAGGACGCCATGGAGGATCGGGAACTGCACCCCACATATTTTGACCAGATCACCGCCTCCCCGGAGGCCCTGGCGGAGTTCCTGGCCTCCATCCCCGCATTAGATACCCCGTGGGACAAGGTTTTCCAGCGGACCTATTGCGCCGCCTGTTCGGCGGAGAACTGCGACGCGGAGAACTGCCCCCACCAGGCGGAGCGGAACAGCCCGGCGTGGTTTCTGGCCCAGGAGGTGGCGGACGGTGGAAATGATCCTTTGCGGTGACGCCCTGGAGCAACTGCGGACACTGGAGGCGGAAAGCGTCCACACCTGTGTGACCTCCCCACACTATTACAATCTGCGGGACTACGGGGCCGCCGGCCAGATCGGCATGGAGGAAACCCCGGAGGAGTACATAGGCAAGCTGGTGGACGTGTTCCGGGAGGTCCGGCGGGTCCTGCGCCCGGACGGGACGCTGTGGGTCAATATCGGGGACAGCTACGCCACCAGGTCCGGGCCGCAGCCACCGACCAACACGCGGAACACCTGCGGCCACACGGCAAAGCACAGACCGAGCGGGTATAAGTACAAGGACCTGATGGGGATCCCGTGGCTTTTGGCCTTTGCCCTGCGGGCTGATGGGTGGTATTTGCGGCAGGATCTTATATGGCACAAAACCAACGCCATGCCGGAGAACGTCCGGGACCGTTGCACAAAAGCCCATGAATATATTTTCCTGCTGTCAAAATCGCCACATTACTATTTTGACGCGGCGGCAATCCGGGAGCCATGCGGGGTCAAGGGGAACGCCAGGACGTTCCGGGGCGGTGGAGCCTATACAGGCGGGCGGTCGTTCCAGAACAGCGCCCGCGTGGAGCGGGAGAGCCACGGGAACAGCGCGAACAACACCGGGGGCAGAAACAAAAGGAGCGTCTGGAGCATAGCAACGGGGCAATTTAAGGCCGCCCACTATGCCACATTCCCGGAGCGCCTGGTGGAACCGTGCATATTGGCAGGGTGCCCGGAGGGTGGGACGGTCCTGGACCCATTCGCAGGGAGCGGGACCACCGGAGTGGTGGCCAAGCGCCTGCGGCGCAATTTTGTGGGTGTGGAGATCAACCCGGACTATTGGAAAATGGCAACGGACCGGATCGCGGCCACAACGGCACAGCTTGACCAAATCAAAATGGAGGAGGTGCCGCAGGTTTGAATGTAGCCTACAATATGGATTGCATGGCAGCTATGCAGAAAATACCGGATCACTATTTCGACCTGGCCGTGGTAGATCCGCCATACGGAATAGGGATTGACGGTCAAAAGCTGTCAATAAACAAAAACCCAAAGCACAATAGAAAATACCATCCGACAAAGGGATGGGACGCGGCCCCGCCGCCAGACGAATATTTCAGGGAATTGGAAAGGGTTTCAAAACACCAAATTATATGGGGTGCAAATTATTTTGTGCCAGCAATAAATCAAAGGCACAAGGGCTGGATCGTCTGGTATAAAGGCCAGCAGGATTTAACCATGAGCGACTGCGAATTGGCCTATTCATCATTCGACACCCCAACCAGAGTGGTGATCATAAATCGCGGGCAACTGCAAAAAGAGGGCGGAACAATACACCCAACACAAAAACCAGTGGCGCTATATTCCTGGATTTTTTCAAGATATGCAAAACCAGGCGACAGGATATTGGACACACACCTGGGGAGCGGCAGCAGCCGGATCGCGGCCCATGACGCTGGTCTGGACTTTGTGGGGTTTGAGATCGACCCGGACTATTTTGCAGGGCAAGAGGAACGATACAACGCCCACACCGCGCAAATGTCCATTTTTGCGGGGGGGGGGGGGGGGGGAAGCCCGAAAAACAATATTTAGACGGGGGGCCCCCATGCCCCGCCGGAAAGAAAAAATAATAAAAAA